GGTCGGAAATCTCTTTCGAGGATTACGAAATTTCTTTTCGTAATGTGGAAGGTCGTTATCCCAATTGGCGGGCTGTTGTTCCGAAATCCAACAATCTTGAACTGAAAACGGATACCAAATTACTATTGGGAGCCATAAAGCGCACTTCTGTATTTTCAAGTAAAGTATCATGCCTTATAAAGTTGAGTGCCCGTTATGATAAGCTTGTTGTATCGGCCCAGGACTTGGATTATTCCACTTCTGCGGAAGAAACCATTCCGGTAGAATTTGGAGAAAGGGAGTTTATTATCGGTGTGAAAGCGACTTTGATACAAGATATGATTTCTTGTATTGACGGCGATCGTTCGATACTTTCTTTCGGCACTCCCAGTACCGCTATTCTCATTGCCCCAGAGAAGCAAGCCGAGGGCGAAGAACTTACCTATTTATTAATGCCTATGACAATCCAGTAAGTTATGAAAGAGTTCAAAGATACAATACAGAAATATTTGGAGCAACGAGTTGCAGAAGATCCCTTGTTTGCTCCCAAGTTTGAAAATCCTAAAAAAAATATAGATGAATGCTGTCGTTACATTTTAGGAGAAGCCCGTAAACGGGGAACTTCCGTCGTAATGAGTGATGCAGAAGTCTTTGGGATGGCCGTACATTATTATGACGAAGAGAATATCAAGATAGAAAAAGTTTCTGCCGGTTGCTCTATTTCTTCTAATCAAAAGGTAGAGTTGACGGAGGAGGATAAGAATGCGGCCCGTGAAGCGGCTATCAAACGGTTGGCCGAAGAGCAATACCGATTGCTCAAAAAGAAGCCTGCAAAGAAAAAAGCAGATGCAAATGTCCAACAAATGAGTCTGTTTTAATATGAAGCCGAGAACGAAATTGGAAAAACGGGTGACGGAGTTAAGTGGAAAGCTGCCTGCCATCACGAAGGAACAGAAAGACTGGGCCAAAAAGCATCTGTTTGACCATTTTGCCTACAAATGTAAGGATGAGCTATGGTGTTCCGAATGTGGTAAGATGTGGGTCAATACGAGTAAAGATAAATTGGGTGACAAAATCGAATGCCCTTATTGCCACCATCAATTGGACGTAAAGGTTAGCCGAAAGCAGAAGAATCATGAAGAAACATATATGTCTGTCTTGCAAGTGAAAGGAGGTTTTCAGGTGATCCGGCATATACTATGTTGGAAAAATGCCAGGAAGGCAACTTCTCTGATTGGACAGCCGGACTGTCATCCTGTGAATTATAATTTCATCGAAATGGCGCAGGAGTGGATC